TTTATTATGTTGATGTTGAAGAAGGATGTGCACCTTTAATCATTGAAGGTGAGAGTATACAACCTGAGAATGGTATGTTAGTTGTATTTCCTGGACATCTAGATCACGAAGTACCAAAAACTAAGGGTAGAAGGATGGCTGCTTCTGGTAATTTTCATCTAAAACCAATTGATATATACGAAAAACCTCCAGATGATGAGGTGGATAAGTTTAAAGACGAAGGTTTTAGACGAAAAATAGCTGCAGCTAATAGTGAGGATTACTATACTAAACAACTTAAAAACAAAAAACCCATAGGATTTAAGTCATGATTAACCTTGATGAAAAGTTCCATAACTATCTAGAAAATGGAGGTAAAACCTTTAGAATTGATGGTGTTAATGAGACCCTTAAGGGTTACGGATACCATTGTGATGGAAACGACATAGTGGGTTACTACGTAACGACAACTAACTATAAATTGTACTATAATCTGAATGAACAGTTCCTACGAATGGAATCTTTAAACGAACAATGAAATTATTTTTAGATACAGCGATAACGGATGAAGTCCGTAAACATTTTAAGACTGGTTTGATTGATGGTTTAACTACTAACCCGTCTTTAATCAGAAAGAGTGGTAGAAACCACGAAGAAGTCTATCAAGAGATCAAAGAGATTGGTGTTACAGACATCAGTATGGAGGTCATTGGTAGTAAAGAGAACATGATCTCTGAGGGTAAGAGACTAGCAAAGAAATTCCCTAAGTGTGCTACTATTAAAGTACCTTGTACACCTGATGGATTGATGGCTTGTAAGGAACTTTCTGAGAATAATATACGAGTCAATGTTACTCTTATTTTCTCACCTTCACAGGCAATTCTTGCTGCTAAAGCAGGTGCTGCATACGTTTCACCATTTGTAGGTCGTGTTGATGATAATTCATTCGGTGGATTGTGTCTTATTAAGGACATTGCTAACGTATTTGAGAAGCAATCATGGGATTCTACACAAATATTAGCCGCATCTATTAGAGGTGTGAGAGATGTAGGTAGAGCATTTGAATATGGTGCTGATATCTGTACTATACCAGTGAAAGTCTTTGAAGGAATGTACAATCATATCCTTACAGATAAGGGGTTGGACATCTTTGATAAGGATTATGCTGCTTCAATTGAAGGTCAAGCTATACTAAATAGTCCGTAATAAAGACCAACTAAGAATGATCTTTACCATATATTCCAAGCCTGGATGTCCATACTGTGATAAATTTAAGGCAGTGTGTGAGCTTTCAGACCTAGAACATGTTATGTATGAGTTAGACACTGACTTTACATCAAAACAATTCTATGAGACATTTGGAGAAGGTGCTACCTTCCCACAAGTACAGTTAGACACAAGTGGAGAGAGATTACATCTTGGTGGATGTAAAGACTCCATTACATACATGAAAAACAATGAGATTTGTTGCTTGGTATGATTGAAATTACGCATGAAGAATTTGAAAACGGATACGAAGAGTACTTAACAAAAATCGAAAAGGGAGAACAGTTTCTAATCAGACTACCTAGTGGTCGTGCTGTTGCTGCTGTCCCTCAAGATGCTGTTGGGAGCTCTCAGTACATACATCCTTGGTATGATTATCATGAATCTGTGGAAGAACTACAAGAAAACGCTGGATGATATATTCCCTGAGTTCAAGTTTGAATCTCGGTGGTGTAACTGGTGCAATAAGAATGATCTGAACATGACGGCAGACATTTATACTGCCCCACATTTCATTAAATCAAGACAGGTTAACATCTGTAATGATAAGACTGATATCTATAACAATGTAATATACCCTAAGACAGGTGCTAAGGTTCCTTGTGGATTACTCCCCTGTTTTGGTATGGATCTCATGGGTTTCAGTGAGAAGAAAGTAATCATTGTATTCGATTTTCAACATCCAATAGAAAAGTTCCTGTTCTCTGTGGACTGGTTACCTAAAGCTACGAAATCATATCGTTTCTTTGAGATGGGTAATCATTTTTCAGAGAATATTTTTGTGCGTTATTGTACATTTGATGAGGTTGATGATTATTTGCCTGAGTTTAGACAGTACCTTGAAACATACCGTGATATGATTGATGATTCAAAACCTGTAGGAATTGAAATAGATTCTTATAAGGACTTCGATACATACATGAAGAGATTAGATCCTATATTAGGATACCTTACTGGTAATTTTGGTAAGGAGAATGCTAATAGAATGATGGATGAGTTCTTTTTCCCTTACGCAGAATGAGAAAGGAAACAGCAGGTGAAGTCATAGGTAATCCACTATGGTTCACTCCAGTGATGTTACTAGCAATACTATTACTGATAGAGGGTCTTCATACCTCTGCTCACTTACATCAAGAGTTAGATGTACATGGTATCTGTAGGCAGAATAAGGAGTATATTGAGAGCAAGGAGGACAGTTATTAAACTGACACACTAGTGGACACATTGCCCATTTATATGCTATTATATGAATGTTGAGGGATAACGGTTCTCTAGCCCCATTTCTGGGGGTTCAGGTGTAAGCGATTCCCTAGAGGTAAATTTGGGCATATAGGTGAAACCTTGCAGATGCCCCGTTCTCTCAACACTCCTTTATTATACAGACCCGTGTTCATTTACAAGCTTTTAGAGTTGGCTGAAGCAGCAATGATTGCCTCAACACTCTCTGTGGGTTTGGTGGCTACTGGTACTGCTGCTATTAAGGGCACAGAACCACCAGACTTTAGTACATTTGTGGTTGCAATTCAACCACCATATGAGTCTGATGATAAGAGAATATATCCTGAGATCTTAGATGAAAAAACTGATACGGAAATACCTAACATTAGTTAATAAGATAGAAGAGAGGCACTATTGGCCTCTCTTTATCTTTCTTTCCTTGTACTTTGTAGTACCATACAGTGAGTTTGTAATCACTGCTCTGATTATATACTACTTTAGAGGAGGAGAGAAGCTTGTAAAGAGAGTGATAAAGTCTATCACTTCAAGACTTCCTGAGTGGGTGACCGTAGGTGGGTCTGTTATCTTCTTCCTTGTGATGCTAGATGATACACTCATGTACTTGTCTGTACTTGCTATTGCATACTACAGCAATAAGAAAGCAAAGGAAATAGCTTCAAAGGATGAAGCGTTGCAAGACAAATAACTCTGTGCTATAATACATACCATAACCAAAGATACTATACTATGTCCTGTTCAAAGATTCGCAAGCACCTAGAAGCTGCAGAAGGAGAGGTTCGTCAAGCACTTACTGCTTCGTTAGAAAATAAGCATGAAGAAAACCTTACACTGCTTGTTGATACACTTAATAATATTAAGGAGTTGCTAGTTACTACACCTATTCGTGGTGTGGATAATGTAACTGAGCACTACAGAAAGAATGCAGAGCACAACTTTACTATACCAGATCCTGATGGCGGTGTTAATACAGTTGATGGTTATAAGTTTAACTTAGAGTCTGATATAGATTTAAACACTGGTGGGTATAAGGTTCCAGCAGATATATTACAGTTCCCTACAACTATACCAGGTGCTGATATTAAGCTTGATAGCACAAGTGATAATATAACTTTCACTGGTGGTGATTTTAGTGCATGTAATAATGCATCATGGGATTATAATCTAAGTGGGGTTACTGTAGGAGACATTGATCTTAGTGGTAACTTAGACTTTACTACCAATGATATACATTACACTGATAATGTTGTTAGTCTAGGTGATACCAGAGTCGGTAAAGACTTAGATAAGTTAGATGATGTTGTTGATAAAGATAAACATGCACAAGATCTTAATGATCGAGACGGTGAATAATAAACAACCCCCCTTCGAGGGGGTTTTTTAATGTCTAAATACATAAGATAGTACTATGGCTACGGTATGTCTAGAGCAAGAGTTGACCAAATAGTCAATCAGTTAGGAACTGGATCGGTTGAATTCCCAGAGGGTTTACAAGTTTCTGCTGGAAAAACATTAAAGATTGGTGGACCTGTAGAAGCTTATGGAGGAACTACAGGAACTGCTGGTCAAATTTTAAAAGCTGGGAACAACTCAGAACTGGTATG